AACAGTGCTAGTAAAACTGGTATTCCAGGGATAGATAATTTGTTCTAGTTGTGCAGTATTTGGGATAACTTCAGTGAGCGTTACTGGGCCCACGCCTGATGCTAGATTTCCTGCGCCCTGGTTTGTTCCATCATTAAATAGGTTACTGCAACTTGTCCAGATATAACTTTTTGTGTTTAATGCACCAGAAACTCCAGGTATTAGATTATTGTTTACATCAAATACATATCCTGCTGGGGCAGTAAACTTAGCAAGTGTTCCTTCTTTAAAGTACTTTAAGTTACTGCTGGTATAACTGCTGACAGTCTGTGGATTGCCGGTGCTATTTTTAAGATATCCAGTGCAAACACCAGTGCCAATTGTTGTCTGATTCCAGGTAACACCAAGGCTACTTAAATCAATTCTTTCATAGTTTTCCAGAAAGTAGTGATACATTGGTTTGGCTTGCATTACAGTTTCAACTCTGGTTGATAGTGTATTGCTGATGTCACTGTCAGTTACAAAGGTAAAGCTAAATGTAGGTCTGGTGTCTTCTCTATAAAATATTCCATCCTCAGCAAAGATGTTGGTTGAGCTATACTTGCCAGTTGTATCTCTAACATCCAAGTAACGACTAACGCCACTGCTGGTTCTGTTAACTGCTTTACTCTTAATAACATTGTTATAACTAGTAAAAGGATAAATCTGATAGTCTTCACCAGTAACCATACGGTCCTGTGTGTAGTATTGCTGTTGTGCTCTAGCTTTAACATCGTTTAGGTTTTCTCTAGCACTAGCATTTGCTACAGTCTGTTTTAAACTCATGTTCACTGTAAGTGTTTCAACCTGTGAACTGTGACTTACATACGGAATACTTAATGCAACATTGTCCATGTCTGCTGGGCTAATCTTATATGTAAATCCATTACCAACACGGAAATAAACTCTGTAGTTACCTTTGGGAATATTTGAAAATACCCCGTCACCAAATACAAGGCTAATTCTATCTGCACTACGGCTTTGTACGCTGTACAGTGTTTTAATGTCTTTGTTTAGGCTGTTAAAGATAGCATTGTTGCCAGTAACAGCAGGAATCTTTGTCCATCTAGTGCTTTCGCGACCATTGCTATCAAGTTCATATAACCACACATCGTTGTTTTCAACACCGTTAACGTCAACTTCAACAACACGGTTTGGTAATGCTTCGTCAACACTAAAATCCAGTGTCTGTAATGTGCCTTGTTTAAAGTAGAAGAAGAAGCCAGTGTTAACACTGTTAAATCCACGAGTGTCGTTTCTATAGATTGTATTAATAGTACTACCAGGTTTAGGTGAAACCTCGTACAAATAATCTGTGCCACTGTAGGTGCCGTTAACAATTTCAAAAGGAAACTCTTGTGTGCTCACATCGTTTCTAAAATCGTACACTGGGATAGTATTAGGCACTGTGCTAATATTGTATTCTTGTACCTGGATACCGCCTACAGTAGTTTTAAGAGCAGGATTGCCGAATCGCTGTGTCTTAACCATGCTAGCGTTCATAATAGTAGTAAACTGTTCTAGGAAGTCTGGATTGGTTTCATCGCCCCAAAAAATCTCTGTATTCTCAAGACTGTTACCATTGCTGTCAATGATAACTTCTGTTGTAGATACACTATCAATCTTTAATAGTCCGCGGGCAACTTGGCTACGCTTGGGGAAGTAGTTGAGCATCTTAGCAAGGCGGAGAATACTATCTCTACGCTCTGCTGTCTCAAGGAAGTTTTCTCTAGCGTTTAAGTCTGTTCTAAAACTCAAACTCTGTGCAACATAAGCAATCATATCAATAAGTGCTACATATTCACTGGATTCAATGTAATCGTTAAAATCTTCTGGATAGTAGTTGCGCAAATAGTCAACCATGCTCTTACGAATAGTCTGGAAATCGTAACTCTGAAAGTCGATTTCCTTGAATGATTCGTAAACTTTTTTCCAGTCTTCAGTAGCAAACAAATTGCTTGATCGTGTAGTATGTGCCATAGATTTACCTTCCTATAATGTATTTATAGATGTAATAAACTACTACTATTAAAGGCTAACTTACTGTGCCGTCTTGTCTATCAAAATTAATAACCAGAGTCTCAGATTGGTTAGTTTGCACATAAACTAGGTTTATTTGTGCTTGAAGCCCGTTTTCGTACTCATCAATAACAAGTTGTTGTAATGCCACCCTGGGATCTTGTTTAATAGTTGATGTAACTTCCTCAATAAGTAAATTTTTTACTTCTTCAGTCAATGGCTCCATGACCAGGTCTAGAACTCCACTGCCATATGCTGGAGATCCGACTTTCTCACCCTTGCGTATAGCAAAAGCGTTAAGCAAGTCACGTTTAATCAAGTCTCCGTCCACTACTCTAGTAGCTGCGAAACTTCCTTGTACTGTACTAAAACCTCTATACATTGCCATTTTATATCTCTCCTTTTACGTTGGGTTATCCAATGTATCCAAGTGGCTTTTTTTGTATTGTTGGAAACGAATCATAGTAATCAACGTCATACTTTGTTGGTACTTTAACTTTAAATTCATTACTAGTATAACCTAGATCTGAAGGCTTCAGCGTTACAAATAGCGTTGTGTGATGTGTTTTGTCTGATCTCTTATAACCACAATTAATAGCAAATTTAAATCCGTTTGTTGCATCAATAGTGTATGTTGTAACAAGTTGTGCATCTGGATTGGTTCGAAGTTGGTAACGATTTACTCCCCACAACAATTGAAACCCTTCTGGATATACGTCTGGACTTTCATCCCAATGCCAAGTGGTGATTCCCTTACTGGATTGACCGTTTGATTCTTCATTGGTATGACTTGTGGTTGTTGAATATGAGTAACCTACATCAACTTCACCGTGCATAGGCATTGTGTCATTTCCAAGCATTACTTTCACGCCTACTGACACCGTATTAGTGTATGATACAGTCGTTGATGTGGTGCTGTTATGATCTACTTCTGCTTCAAATGAGTAATTCGGCAGGCCTTCGTTTTCTCCTAATGTGACTGGCTGTGGATAATTGCTCCTACCACCTGCATTTTCTATAGAATTTACACTAACATTTTTAGCAAAATAATCCTGATATACATCATTGTAATTGTCAAACGCAAAATACAATGTAGATTGATCTGGATAATATCCTGAACTATGGTAGTGGTATTTGGATCCTTTGTCATGAGTCCATTGTCTACAAGTGCTTTCTGGTAATTTATATTTCCCGCAGTCTTTATTAGCTGCTTTGTTTAAGAACTCTGTTACTAGTTCGTTCATGTTTTCGTATACTTTTGTCATTTTATATCTCTCCTTTAAAAGGTAATTCTTCCGCTACGCACTTCGTTGTTAAATGCACGGATCAACGCACCTCCTGACAACCCAGATGATCTTCTAAAATTATCTATTGCTGCCTGTCTTCTCTGAGCAGTGTCTGCTTGTTGCTGAAGGCTAGCTACTCTTGCTGCTTCTTGTTGTGCTGAGGCACTTACGGTTGTAGATTCACCACCAGTTACAGTTGTATTATTTGTAGAGCTAACGACATCCCATTCTTCTTTTACATCATCTTGACTAATATCACTGTACCAGTTGTCTGTATAACCAACGCTGTCAGTACTTTTTGACATATTAGAAGCCGCAGATCCTTTCTGGAACCAGCCAGTTAGTTCTTTAGACATGTCTTTGTCTTGTGTGATATTTACTGTTCCTACAATTGGTCGAGGTTCAATAATTCTACCTTCACGAAAGTCTCCTGCAACTTCTGCGTTAGTGGCGCGGGTAACCATGACCATCCCAGCAATAGTATCTTCATCATCGTCATCCTGGATTGCACCGCTGAATACTGCATCCTGGTAATCATCCACGACATCTGTTAAGAATAAATCTTCCTGGATATTCTCTGCATCCATGAAAGAATCCAAACTGTCAATGCCGAGTTTGCCTTGCCACATACGGGGGTTAGCAAGTTCACCGTTAAAGAATGTTTCAGGTTTTACAAATCCGTTCTTAACCAGTGAT